TATGTGTGCAGGTTTAGCTTTTTATTTATCACAAAAATATACACCAGAAAGATCTCAACAATTAAAATTATACTACGAAGACGAGTTTCAAAGAGCACTACAGGAGGATGGGTCAGCTTCTAGCACTTATATTACACCTAAAGCTTACTACCCAGGAACATAATGGCAAAGTACGCAACTGGTAAATATGCAAAAGCTATCTCTGATAGATCTGGATTAGAGTTTCCATACAGAGAAATGGTTAGAGAATGGAACGGATCTTTTGTTCATGTATCTGAGTTTGAACCAAAACAGCCACAACTAGAACCAAAACCAATGAATGGTGATGCAATATCTTTACGTAATGTAAGACCAAGTAGACCAGCACCAGCAGTTATAAGAATGATACCTGAAAATGGTTTTGAAACATATCAAGCTGGTTCTGGAATTATTAATGTTTCTTTCCCAGGACATGGATTAACAAGTGGAACTACACAAAGATTTAGAGGTCAACCAACAGTATCGCCCGGCACAGGAACTGAAAGCAATCCTGTTTTTGCTTTTGCAAACCCAGGAGATTTTGATGGTATACTAGGATCTAACATAGCTAAAGCAGCTGGATACACAATCACTACAGGTCTTTATAAAAATGATGCTGTAGACACAAGTGATTTTTCTGTTGCTAACTTTTTCCATTTTACAGTAGATACAAACACTGCTACAAAGGGAGGAGTATCAGGAGGAGGAGTGGGCTGTTCAGTTGGTCCAATAACTATAGAGGCATAATGGCATACACATATTCAGATTTAAAAACAGACATTAGAAATTACACAGAAGTAGATAGTAACGTATTATCTGACAGCATACTAACTTCCATAGTTAAAAAAGCAGAAACAAAAATATATAGATCTGTAGATACAGATGAAGAAAGAGAATATGCTACATCTGTGTTAGCGACAGGTAACAGATACGTAACTATACCTACAGACCTTAGAGCTATTAGATATGTTCAACTAGCGGACAATTCTACAACACCTAACAAACAAGTATATTTAGAGAAAAGAGATACCTCTTTTATGGCAGAATATTACAATACGCCTTCAAATGCGTCTGGTTTTCCTAAATATTATGCTAACTGGGATGAGCAGTTTTGGGTAGTAGCTCCTACTCCAGACCAGCAATATGCCATAACTTTAGCGTATATAAAACAACCCACGTCTATTACTACGTCAGATTCTCAGACTACTGACTTAAGTAATAAATACGAAGATTTACTTTTGTATGCTTCTTTGGTAGAAGTATATGGATACTTGAAAGGTCCTGCAGATATGTTAAATTTCTATCAGCAGTCTTATCGAGAAGCTTTGGAAACTTATGCTCTAGAGCAACAAGGCCTAAGAAGAAGGGACGAATATATGGACGGTTCTATTCGTGTTCCAATGAAGACAAAACCACCGTCACTATAAGGAGATAAAATATGGCAAACGTTGTACCAAATGCATTTAAAGGAGAGTTACTATCAGGAACGCATAATTTTGCTTCTGGTGGAGACGGCTTTAAATTAGCTTTATACACAGCAAATCCTTACACAACTAGTAGCACAGCTTATTCATCTGGTGCTGGAAACGAAGTTTCTGGATCTGCACCTGGATACTCAACAGGCGGAAGTGCATTGACAAGTCAGGCAGTAGCCTCGTCAACTGCAACTGCAAGTGTTGACTTTGCTAATTTAACTTTCTCAAGCGCAACTTTTTCTGCTGCGTTTGGAGCAATTTATAATGATGATAAATCTGATAAGTTAGTTGTAATTTTGGATTTTGGTGGAACAAAGACAGCAACCAATGGTGATTTCACTATTGCGTTTCCTGATCCAAGTACACCATCAAATGCGATTATAAGTTTAACATCGTAATAGGAGAAGTATATGGCTTTTGTAATTAATGATCGAGTAAAAGAAACTAGCACAACAACTGGAACTGGCACGTTAGATCTTGCCGGTGCTCAACAAGGTTTTGATACTTTTGTAGCTGGTATCGGAAATACTAACACAACTTACTACGCTATCTTTAACCCAGGCACAGCAGAGTTTGAAGTTGGTATTGGAACGGTAACAGACGCATCAACAGATACACTATCAAGAACGAGTGTAATATCGTCATCTAATAGTGATTCGTTAGTTAATTTTACCGGTGGTACGAAAGACGTTTTCTGTACTTTACCTGCAAGTAAAGCAGTATTTTTAGATAACTCTGGCGAAGTGCAAAATGCAGCCAGTAAAGGATTTGCAACCGCAATGGCGATTGCATTATAGGAGGATAAATGGCACAAGATTTTGAAGGATCGGGAGCACAGATAACAAACTCGGCAACGACTTTGTTAACAGCTAACTCTGACGATGCTGTTGTAGGAATTAGACTTGCCAATGTCACAGCAAGTGCAGTGACTGT